TATAGGACTATAATCACCGAACCTAGCTACAACATTTGCAGATGTTTTTGGGAACATCACAAAAGGACGCATCCAAGGATTTGATTTGATAAGGTTAGTAAATGAACGTACACGAGGAGTGTCAAGGTTCAAAGCAATCTCACCTGTAGCGTAGTCAACCCATTCATTTTTGATAAGACCGTTAGAGTCAAACATATTTTGATAGATCTCTTCTTCAGCCCGTTTCAGTGCTTTTGGTGACAACTCTACACCACTGTCAATAAACTTGTCATATGCTTCCATTCGAGCACGGGAATTAGCTAAAACAGCTTTAGTAAACCCGTCAAAAGCTGTCATAGCATTAGTACCAAACCTAAGAACAGGATTGTTACCAATGTCTTCAAGCGTTTCAGCGATCAAATACAAAGCCATAGGACCGTCTTCACCTTCCTTTTGAGCAGCTTCTGCAAACTTTTTCAGTACTTCCATTGAAGCAGCATTTTGGTTACGCAGATCTTCACGTACAACATAGCTGACAGAAGACGGATCTTTAGAAGCCATAGTAAACACACGACCCATGTGCTTAGTACCTTTAATGGTAGAATCTAGCACAGAAGAATAAGCATACCAACCACGTTTAAATTGATTGATATTACCTCCAAGTAAAGCACCACCCATATGTGCAATAGGTTTTGCCATAAGCAAAACAGTGTTACCGACTGATGCTCTGATTGGAGTAGCAAATGCAGACAGCATTGAGTTATAAACGTTTGAATAAGCACCTTGAACAATCACATTAGGAATTTCAGGGGCTTTATCAAAAAAAGCTTTTTGAATAGCAGGAAGGCTTTCTTGAACATATCTGTTCAATTTACCCATGGTATTAATATCACCGTCCGACATTTCCCAAGCCAAAGCAAGTGGTTTAAAGAAATCTGGACGTTCTCTAGCTATTTCACGCAAAGAATTTACAGTGACCTTAGCGTTTTCAGCTGATTCTCGTGCAATCTCAGTTGCACTCCTAGAAGCTTCTTGTGCTGCCTCTTTAATGGCATCAGGATTTTTAGGGTTTCTTTTCCAAGTATTAAGGAAATTCAAACTTTGACCTTTGATTTTACCTGACAAAGCTGTTTCTGTCATTAGGTATTCAAGCCGGTCAAAAATCATTTCGTTAGCACGTTCAACAGCTTCAGTGCCTTCCATGTAACGTGCACCTTCCGCAAGATCAGCTACTTGACCTGACAAAGAAGTAGTTAGATAAGCCTGTGCTTTTAGCTTATCCATGTTAACAACTTCATCTAGATAGCCTTTGACAGCACGCATCGCTGCGTTATGTCCTTCAGAGCTTAAACTACGTACTTTTTGTCCAAGACGAGTTGTTTCATCTTTATACTCGTTAAGGATTTCTTTAAGCCAGCCTACATCAGCTTGTGGGTCTAAAAGATATTCGGAAAGACGAAGACCTGCATCATCAATTTCTTTAAATGAAATGTTAACACCACTAGGAAGATCAGCTGAATACTTACCAGCAGTTCTAATTTGATCAGCAATCAGCTCAACAATTTCTCGTTTAGGAAGACGGTCAGCTTCTAGACCATATTTAAGAGCAGCGTCAGAGACAATGTTACTGAGGCGACCATGTACGGTACCAATGTTACGGTCAATACGTACCTGGTCTACAGAAGCTGCTACAACACCCATATCATCTAATGAGCGTACCCCTCCAGCACTTACAGTCTCATGTACACCTAGCAAAGGCTTAGTAGGTGTAGGTGTTTTAGACAAGTTAAGTTCACCCATCTCATCCAACGCTTTTTCATAGTTAGAAACTGAGTCAGTGAGATTAGCTGCCATGTCAACATCATCATCTAAATCCTTAGCTTGTTTAGCGAAAGCTGTTTGTGCAGATTCAGATTCAAACACATAGTTTGTAACACGACGTGTCCCACGGATAGCACGTAGTAGCTTCACAGAACCTTCAATAAAACTACTAAACATACCAAGACCAATACCTTCGTTAACGTTTTTCATACGTTTAAGGTCTGGTGAATCACTATCAGTAGTAGCCCAGTCGCTAGGAATAAATCGATAAGTTTGAGGCCAATTCTTTTTTAAATAACCTTGAAGGTTATCATCGGTTTTACTTGTCTCAACAGTAGCGTCAACAAAAGCGCCAACTGCAGTATCAAGACCAACTTCACTGAGAAATTTAACAGCTCTGTTTTTACCCAAAGGATGGGCAATTCTAGTGTTGAGTCTACCAGCAGCTCCACGAGCAGCACCTCTAAGAATAACAAAAGGTGCTACAACAGAAGAGATTTGACGTACACTTTGGCTAAGCTCATCTTCGTATTTTGGTGCTTTTTTTGCTGAAGAAAAGTTTTTTAAAGGACTGTTGTTGATCAAATCTACTGTAAAGTCCTCGACGCCCCTGGTAATAGGGTTGTCCATAATTGTACCTAACAGTGAATCTTTTCCTAAAAAATAGGAATCTTCCCCTACAAACAAATCCATGATGTTACCACTTTCTAAGTATTTTTGGTAACTACTTTTTGTTTCAGGTTTAGGTTCTTGTTTTTCTTCAGGTTGTGGTTGAGCTGTAGGCTGAGGTTGTGGTTGTGGTTGAGCTGCTGAAGCTGGTTTTTCTTCTACTTCAGGGTAAGGGATAGGAGCAGTGGTTGATTCGTTATCTATAGCTTCCTCTATTTCAGGAGGCATCTGTATAGGTTGGAATGGATCGTACGAGTTCATTGTCCCCTCCTTTTTGTTTCAAGTGTCATAGCACGGTCTGTTTGGTCTTGTCGTAATCGTTCAAAATCGTTGTTAAAGCCACTTGCTTCTAAAGCTCCAGTGACTGGATTAAAGAAAGCATAAGCCCTTGCATTACCAATTGTTTGAGCATTTATCTCCGGTAAGTTGGCAATAGAATTAACAAAGTCTGGTAAAGCAAGAGGTGCTTGTACGGCAAGATCAAGGATGTTAAACAAAAGAATGTTATATTCACGGGAACCTACAGGGTAACCAAACTCAACCAGTTTACCTGAATACTTGCGTCGCGCTTCTACAAGTTTAGGCATGTAAGCACGGTCTGCTTCTTCAGGACTCATGTTAGGATCAGTTCCAAACCTTCCCGGTGCGTAACTAAACGTACCACGATTACGTTTACCATCACCAGGATCCCTATGACCACCATAAGCTTTAGTTTTACCACAGTCAGCAGTGCGTGTGCCTTCGTTAATACCGATAGCACAAATCATTGGATCATTACTTGTAAATGGCGTACCGTCAGGGCTAGAAAGTGAGATACGTGGCAAAGCATCAGTAGTCAAAATTCGACCTTGTACACCTTCAAGGTTGCCGTCTAACAAGTCCTGTAAAATTCTACGTCCGTCTGGTGTAAGCTGTCTAGACCTTTCAATAAACTCAGCATAAGCAGGAATTTCTTTAATAATACCATGCCCTTTAGCAGCAGCCATCAACAGTTGAATTGGAGAATCAATGACAATTCTACCGTTTCTGGCGTTGATTTCTTTAGCAGCTTGTCTAATCCATGGATCTAAAGATACCGATTGATTCCAAAGATTGTACATTCTTTGTACGTCTTGGTAGCTACCAATTACTGTAGGATTTTCAGTAACACTACCAATTATGTCAGAAGCTTTTGAACCTAAACGTACCAAAGCATTAGAACGCTTTTTGTACGCATCAACATTGCTCATTCTAGAGTCAAGCTCTTTTTGCCAATTAGCAAAATCACCTTTTGGTCCAGGATAATAAACGCTTGTTGGAGTGTTAAACCCATCTTTAAATTTATCACGAACCAAAAGATAAGCTTGTTCTGCAGCCTTTTCAGGGGAAAGCTTTTGTGGTCCTAAAGTAAGTGACAAAAAGGTCCGTTCCATTTCACGACGCAGCTCAATGTTCATGTCATTGAGATCACCTCTCAACTCACCACGAACATCAGTTTCAACACCAGCCAATCCAGCAATATAACCTGTTAGACTTTTAACCCTTTCTTTAAATTCAGGTCCAAGAGTAGTTTTTTCAATTTCTTCTGCTTTTGAAAAGAACTCTTCACGAAGGATTGGATGTTGCAAAAGCGGATCATTTGTAGTCAAAGTACGTGTTTCAACTTTATCTTGAAGCTGTGCTCTAGCATCAGCCAAACGTTGACCTGTATAACTATAGATCGTTTTTAGTTCTTCTAGCCTTCCAATACCGATTGATTCGTAAGGAATACCAAGTCTATCAGCTTCTCGTCTAAAATCTTTATTAGCAGCGTCAAAGTCAGCAATACTAAAAGCACGGTCACCTGTACGCTCAACAGCTTCTGCAATAAAAGAGTTTACTTTAGTTTTTAATTCTTGTGTCCTATACTTTTCATTTTCTTCACGTTTAACACTAAGCGCTTTAGAAACTTTTGCTTGTAAACTTTGGAATCTTGGGTAAGCCTGTCCAATTGTTTTACCAGGAAGGTGTGATGGAGCTTGTGCAAACTCTTCTAAATTATAACCTTTACCAAGTTGTGCAGCAGATAAAAACTCCTCTTCAATAATCTTCCAAGCACCTGACATACCAATGACTTTACCGCCGGAAGTAGTCGAAGCAATTGTATTCAAAGCTTTAGTAAAAGAACTTGGATCAGTATAATTTACACGAAGATCTTGAAGTGATTCTGCTACTAAGTTTTCAGAACGCCAATCTGACCACCTAGCTGTCTCATCTTTTTCAATAGCTATGTCAGCTTTAATGATATTTTCGTAGCTACCACTTTTCATTTTTACAGCAGGGCTGACAGTTTGATAACCATCAAGCTGAAAAAATGCTTGCTGAAGCCTAGCTCTAACTTGTCTAGCTTGAAAAGGAGGTAGCTTTTGATCGTTAATAACTACTTCTTTATCGTTACCTTCTTCGTCTTTAATTACAACAGTGCCAGTGTTTTCTAGCCGTTGAGTTCTAATCCAAGGTTCATAATATACTCGTGTCATGTATTCAGAATACAGTTCTGAAAACTTGGTAAATCTATGACCAGATAAGTTACGGCGAATCCAATCACCAACTTCAAAATCAGTTTTTCCAGACCTAACTGAATCAGCTACTTCAGATTCAATAACATTACCTTGTTCGTCAATAGCTGACAAAGGTGCAGTGTAGTCTTCAGGCGACAGTTTTCCTTGAGAAAGCAGTTCAAAGAATTGCTGTTCAGCTTGAGCTTCTTGAAATTTTTTATTTTCCTTTGCTGCAATTTCTGTAATGTCAAGAGCAGTTTTACTAAACTGAGCAAGCTGTTGCATTGTACTCAGTTTTCCAGCATACTGATTTCTTATGTTTTGCGATCCAAACTTTGACATTTGTGCAAAGTTAGATTGAATCGTACTTAAATTTTGAGAAAGTTGTGGGTTAGGATCAGGCAGTTTAACAGGATCAAAGGCTTGCCCTTGTGCGTATGACTGATACTGAACCTCAGGAAGTTGAGGAAGTTCCATTTATTATCCCGTAGGAAGTGGTTGTGTTGGTAGTGGTTTTGGTGTACTAAAGTCAAATAACGGGTCAAACCGTTGTGCAGTTTCAATGCCACCCAGAAGTGCATTACCGATCTTCAATAACGCATTACCTGAAGGTTGTGGTGCTTGATAGTCACCAGGTACAAACTGTGGCATAGGTCTATTACCTACTTGTTCAATGATACCTTGATTAGCCTGCCGTAGCTGGTTATTAAACAACCTTTGGTTAGTACGTTCAGTTTCACCATAAGCACTAGCAACTGATTCAGCATACTTGGCTTGTTGCCGTCCTGCATCACCTAAAGCTTTAATGGCTTTCATTCTGTCTTTAGTCTTGCCGTAAGACTCTGTAGCGTTGGCTGCACCTTCTACTCTTTGTGCGTTGCGTAACATACTTTCTTTGGCAAATGCAAACGAAAGTAATTGTTCTTGAAATTTAGCTTGATTTACTGAAGAAGTTGAATTAGCTTCAGCAAAATTTTCACCAAACTGACGAGTTGCGTTCTGCAAAAGGCGTGCATAAGCACGGTTTTGAGCAGCATTTACAATTTCAGCTTGACGTTGAGCTAGTTTTGTTTGGTAGGCTCCTGCTGAAATAGCACCAATGTCTTGTTGATCACCAAAAAAACTTAGTGCAGCTTGACCTACTCCAAGTCCGATACTAATTGCGTCCATAATTAAATAGTTGGTTTTGTCCAATAAAACTCTTCGCAGATCTCATCTACAAACCAGTCTGGGTTCCATCGACGCCATCTAGAAAAAGTTTTATATTGTTTTTGTGAGTCAGAACTTGAGCAATGTATTACGATTGTATCACCTTCTGGTATCAACCATCTAAGGCGTAATACTTCTTTAAATCCTTTAGAAATAGGTTTCAATCCTTCCGTACCTGTCATCTGTTTATTTAAGCTACGGAAACGTTTATTACGTCTATAGTGATACCAATCGTTTACTTGACGACGTGATCTGCCAACAGCAAAACCAACATTCCAAAGCACACCACTGATACCTTCTTCTTCATCCCAAGGTTCTAGAAACACTTTACATACATGTTTCCCAACTTTAAATGTAGATGTCAGTGTTCGGCGGTGTGCTCTGTAGGTCATGTTTGGCGATAGAAACGACGGTTATAATTACCTTCCCATTCCATGCTCAACAAGCTGACTGGGAAAGGAGTGTCACCAATAATTTTAAATTTAACGCTTGTGTTTCGTTGATGGATTGGTACATCATGTACAGCACTGGCAGACAAGTTAACGTTATTCAATACATAAGTATTAGGTAACGTTACGTTAACAGTGTCAGACCTAGTAGCTAGTAAAACAGAATCCTTGCCCAATACATCAACTTGATACTTAACAGGACCACTAAGACCTGTTGATATTTTAGCCCTGTGAAGAATTAGATCAGCGTTAATGTCACTTCTACTTATTTGACCATCCTGCTGTGTAGCATAGAACACAGGCATTTCAATGGTCATGTCGTAAATGTAACCTAAGATAATATCTTTTCCACGAAAATCTCCATCAATAGTAACTTGGTTTCCAGATACAGTTGGATATAAAACAGAACCTTCTGCCTGTTCAGTTGGTGTCACAGGATCACCAATATAATTACCAAGGACAATTACTGAAAGTGTTTTACCAGTAATATGATCAAAAGGAAGTGTAATTGTAGTTTCATCGTCGGTTCCATTATATGTTCGGTAAGGGTTAATCACGAACATATCAAGACACACGTCTGTCTTTTCACCCGTAGGCAAGGTCAAATAGCCTTGTTCACTGGATTGCGTCAAGTCATAAGATGTCAAGTATACATTAGATCCAGAATAAGTTACTGCATAAAACGTAGTTTTATCAAAGAACTGAGTCAACAGGTTTCCAGTCAACTCCCACTTATACCAAGTCTGTTGTCTAGCTTGACCTTGTACAAAGAAACGGTATTGATACAACGTAGAAGATCCTGATTTTCCAATAGAAACCATTGAAAGTGCAGGAGATGAAACCATGCTGTCTACACTGCTGGGAATGTATTCTGGTACAATTTGTGTAGACTCATCAATAATAGCACTGGTCTCTCGTTGTACGTTAAGAATTTCTAGTAGTTTTGTGTACAGAGTTGACTTAGTAACGAAGGCTAGGCTAGTACCAAGTGGTACAGCGTTTACCTGACTATCACACTCATAATTACTTAACGTACTAATACGTGCCGTCTTAGGACTTAAAATATCTTCATTGGTAGACATCACAAACTGTTCGTTTGGTCCAAACAAAACTAGACCAATCGGTGCTTCCAAAACATAATTCAGTGTAACTGGTCTAACCGCTGTTGCTTGGATGTCGATCGGATCATCATCTGTAATGTCTTGTGCAGTAGTACCAAAGAAGTTAAAAAAGTCACCAGACTTACTTAGGATCAATGATTCGTTAGAAAGGAATCCCAACCTGTTCCTATGGAAAAAAATGCTGTTAATCTTTTCCCCAATAAAACTAGGAATAGGGTTTGTATCATCGTCACCAACTTCTCGATTAATCCACGTAACGGGTTCATATTTAAATGAACCATCAGCTTGCCTAATCAATTGATGAGGCATGGTAGTGTTATCTATTTGATAAGGAAGTCCAGGTGCAACTGTTTCTTGCCAAACACCTTCACCATAAGTATAACTACCAGAAGCACTGAATTTAACCCAAGTATCATCTGCAGTAACATCTTCACTGTTAATAATGTTAACTACATAACCATCTTTACACGAAACAGGCAGTCTACCAGAAACTGTAATTTCATTTTGAAAATGATACAAAACTTTTTCGTTACTAGAAGTAGAAGTTTCTACAACAAAAGTTGTTGATGGAGTTACAGGTGTGATGTAAATACCAGCACCAGCTGCAGTAGCTGTAAAGGTCTGTGTCACTGCCCGCTCACCAGTACCCTCTAATGGAAGGTTGGTTGTTTCTCCATTAGTTAAATCTAAAGGAATTGTGTAAGTGTCATCGTCGATTCTTGTTACTGTGTAGCTTGTGTAATCTTCAGTGATAACCCTACGTAGTTTACCTTCAGAGTTAGCTCCTAGGTAATCTTTGTAGTCATACCTGTTAGTAAGAGAACTAGACCTTACACTATAAATACCATCGTTTGCACCACCACTTAATACTTGAATTTCTACAAGATCATCTGTGGCTAATCCATGGTTTGTTTCCCTAGCTTGTACAGTACCACCTGATTGCACTTCATACTCACAATCTGCCCCAGTTCTACGCCAATTAATTGTATCACCAGTAGTCAACCCATGACCAACATCAGTGATAGTAACTGTTGTGTTGTTGCTAGTGCTGTAAGTATTGTCAACCCTAGGGTTATTGATTTCATCAATCAATTTACTTACAATGTAATTAGCGTCAAATTCAATCTCTTTTTGTTGAATTACAAGTGGTGATTTATCAGTTTTAAAAGAGTATTCAGTACCAGCAAGATCGATTGTATAAAGAGTATCATAAGATACAATAGCAATAACAACAAAAGCCTGGTTAGGCAATGCAGGACTAAGGTCAGCTGCATCTGTTTTCATTGCTGTTACTTTATTTTTGTTCAGTACAAACGTATAATCGTTAACAGTAACAATTTCAATATCTTCTGGATCTGCTCCGTAAAGATAAGCAGTACTAGGAGCAGTAGGATCACAAGCGGTTACTTCAGCTTCGTAATTAGTCTTAGCTGTACCTTCAGCAGTAACAGCATTATCATATGCTGTCTGTGCTGTACCCATGTCAGTGGTGGCTGTAGTCAGGTCACCAGCAGTATGTGTAGCAGCAATGGTTTTATTCAGTTCGTAAACGTTAAAACCTTCACGTATAAACAATGGGTGTTCAGCAGCTCGATCGTTACCTACAGCATAGTCAGTAGGCATTGGGTCACCACTTGCAACCGTAGCTACAACAGTGCCGTTTTCTTTTACAATCTTTTGTAAAGTTGTTCTGTTTTCTAAGACACCAGAATAAAGATCTACATTATATTCACCACCTGTATAGGTAGTGTTGACATCAAACAAAACACTAGTTGTCGTATTTTGACCGTCGGTGACTTCAGCAAAAGTAGCTTGAGCATTATTTAGATCAGTCAGTTCTGTTGCCGTAGTGTCAATAGCAGATCGATAAGTACCTAAGTCTGACTTAAGGTTAGTTAAGTTACAACCACCAGGTACACCTGTGCCAGTACCCATGTCTACAGCACGGGGCTGTCCATCAAGAATACTCCACACACGGAATTGATCATCATCATATTGCACTACATACTTTTCTTGATCATCTCTCAGGATTGGAAACCAACGACCTGAAGTAGACGCATTATTCAATTCGGCTTCAAACTTACCACCCGGTCGCTTTAGCATACCAAGTGCGTAATCAGGAAATACATTTACAGCTTCTTTTAGCTGTCCTGGTCGCTTCTTACTGTCAGCTTGTTGGGATACTCCACCAAAAAAATTGGAAATCCTTTGAGTGATCTTACTCATCGTGCAAGTGCGTTATATGGTTGATAATTGTTGTAATAGTTTTCACCGTCACGCCAGCCAAAGATACTATAATCACCTTGATTACAGTCATATTCAACAGCAGCAGCACGGGTCATAATCTCTTGTTCTTGTAGCAGCTGTGCAGTTTGAGCATCTCCAACAAGTTTAATTGCAGAGATCCTAGCAGCACGTGCAGTAATATAGTTTTGAATGACTGGTGGTACATCATCAAAATCATAAAACCAAACTACGTCAGCTTTAATTGCTTTTTCAAATTCAAATGTATGATGAAGGCGGTCGTAGAGTTTAGTTCCACGTCGTACTACATCCATGTCATCACGATGCGTTTGAACATTAGCATCGATCTGCAAAGCATTAGTTGGATAAAGAATTTCTTTTGTACCAGAATCAGGAGTCATTTCATACCCCCTTTCTTGATTGAACATCCATCCTTCACTTTGCACTTGCTTGTTAACTTCACGCAGAGTTGTAAGGACAATTGAAACTTCTGGGTTTTGTAAATCAAGCGTGGTGACAGGAGCCTGCCCCACGGAACTGAGTATTTGGTTCACAGCATCCAGTTCGGTGGACGCAGCATATGAGACAGGCATAGTAAAAAAAGATAAAAAAAAAGGGACTCCGAAGAGTCCCCAGTTTAACAAAGAATCAGAATGCAGCAGGTGCAGTAGCAGTACCAGCATACAGCTCGACAGCTGCAGCAGGGTTCAGATAATCAGCACCCATGGCAAGACGACCCAAGATCACGTCACCCTGATAAATCACGGAGACATCACCACTGGTCGTTTGGACCTGAGGACCGATGGCTTCCACACAACCAGCAGCTTCACGCTGGAAGATCAAACCACAGGAATTGACGAAGTTAGTTTGAGCACCGTAATCATTGTTAATGCCGGTGTCAGAGTCTTCAGCGTCTTCCATAGTAGGAGATACGAAGGAGCCGGTGTTACCAGGATCAGTTACACCAGTGGTGCCGCCGTAAGCAGTACCATATTTGCCCAAGAAAGGAATGTTCATGGACTTGTAAATCTTGATACCAGCAATCTCAACGATGCCGTTACCACGCTGACGTGCAGAACCTTGCTCGTCACGGTTGATCAGTCCAGAATCACCAACCTTTTGAATCAGTTCGTAGTACTGACGAGGGTTGAGGATACCAACACGACCTTCAGTGCTTACGCCTTTTTCGTCCATAGCAGCAGCAGCATCGTAGAATGCAGCCACCAGGTTGTCAGCGTCAAAAGCATCAGAAGTGTTAAGGGTAGAGCCAACACGGATCTGGGTACCACCAGGCTCAACAAAGCTGGTCTTGGTGATAGGAGAAGCTACACGTGCGCCACGGGTGACAGCACGGAAGATCAGACGGTCATACTTTTCAGCAAGAGCATAACCGATCTTACGAGAGATCTCACTCCGCAGATCATAGTGAGAAAGAGTTTCATCAAGGTCGTAAACAAATGCGCTGGAGATCAGCAGGTCATCGACAGTGATGGTCTTTTCAGCCACTGGAGGTGCACCATCGGAGTTACCCAAGATAGCGTTACCAGGGGTGTGGTACTCAGCCGTAGTCCGACCAGTGTAGATGAACTGGAGAGACTTACCGTTCTTCAGAGTACGACGCATAACGAGGTCACGAGCAATTGCATTGTACTCGAAACCTTTAAACATTTCACCCGAAAAAAGCTTCAGGTAAAGAGCGCGGGCATCTCCCGCAGAGTTAGATTGACCAGGACGAGTCAGACTCGTGGTCAAAGTAGAATCTTGATGTGCCATTTTTAAAAGGAGTTAAGTTTAAATAGACTTGCTCCCAAACGTTTGGAAAATTTTTTTTTTTAATTTTTTATTGTGGTCTATCCCACCGTCTAGACGGCTAGAGGTATCGGCGTACCGGCTCTAACCAATAAGTAAGGAGGGGAATCGAACCCCTCCCAGTGTGCGTTAAGCACGCACTAAGT